GTGCAATGTTTTCTAGTCCATGCTAAGACCACCAGTTTATTAAGCCCTGGGATTTGGGCACTGTTCACAGCATACGCGCGACCTGACTCGCGCGGGACTAATTACTACTAAAGCAGCCCCTGATTTCGTCCCAATCAGGGTTTTTATTTTGTTTATTCTCCAGTGGAGTGTTATAATGTTTTCTTTCGTTTATCCTCCAGTGGAGTTGAAATTGCCGTCTTCAGGGAACGGTTCCCTATAGTTTAGTTAATTGTAGGGGGTAGTAAATTATAACATTAAGTGTCCCACATGTGGATTACAGGAGGAGCCCCAACTCGCCCAATGAAAGTGAAATCATCAGCCGGAACGGCTGTTACATTCAACTTCCACGCATCGGTGCCTATCGAGTATACACCAAGCCTCACCCTCTCTACTATTTCTGGGTGGGGAAACAAAGCCTCGCCTTTGAGGTTTGATCCCTGCGCCGATAAAAATCGTGAGGTGTCGTAATAAGGGCTCTCAAAGCTCAATGCGGGGTTGGATGACATCAGAGCAAAATGCGCTCCTGCATAATTTATGGGACATGATCCGAAACTCGTAGGAGCATAGGTAGAGGGGTCGGAGTCAGGACCCTGGAACCGATTAGCAGACATAGATCTAATAGAATCAGTGTTGTTGTACGGTATAATAGAGTATCTAAATCCGCCCCTCATCCCAATAAATGCGCCACGAAGGTAATCGAATAGGTTGGGGTACGATGATGGGGTCGCAGTCATCCAAAATGGTACAGACGAAACGGGATAATACCTGTAATTTCGGGGAATTGCGTTGAAGTAAAAATAATTCTCACCAGTGCTATTGTCCCCGTTTAGGTAAAACAGAGTCTGTGGACGCTTGAGTAGCGTCCTGAAGGATTTAATGCGCTCACCGAATCCGATTTGAAAAACCTGATCCACGGTTTTATCAGGGAGCATTTCGGTTCTCATACCCATATCATGATCGAACTTGCCTGTGACGGTGTCGCCCTCAAATTTGAGGGATAACGACGCGTCGTCCTTAACTTCCTCTGCTTCGTCAAATGCATCACCCGAACGAGATGGGAGGATATAAGCTTTTTCGCCCATAGGATTGTTTACAGGGCAAGCCACCTCCAAGTCCTCCATGCTAACGAAAACGTTAATGGTGATCGGGGGTGGATCTGGGATAGCCGCGGTTAAGTCATTGACTACTATAACCTCAAAGAAACCATTAGCGAATCCCTGTCCATCTCCAACTCCCAGAACGGGGGTGAAGAGATTATTGTAGGACGGGGTATACGCATGACGCACGGTTCCAAAACGGGGTTCTAGGAAATCTGTGGTTGGTAACCGACAGAACATCTCTGACTGTGCCCACGGAAACTCAATCTCAACACCATCAAACTCCTGTAGATCGAATATTTGGATCTTCCGACCATTGTAGTCAGGAGGTGGTTGGGCATTCAGAAGGCGTTGTTGGCCGATATTGGGCTCATATGCCACTGCTAACCTACCCCTATGGTACTGGGACGCAACAACCTGGAAGCGAACCTTCAGGGTACCTCGCCAGTACTGAAAGGGGTTGGCAGCAAAAGCCAAGGAAGTTGGTTGCATCAAGCGTCCAGTAGTCCCTTGGGGCGGGCTTTGCAAAGGAGCTATGGTATACAAGCTCGGTACAACTGCGCAACGGAACAAAGTGTTGAAACCGCTGCCACTGCCCTCTTGAGTCCATGGAAATGTGGTGAGATATGATTCGTGCTTAGCAAAACTTTCAATAGACAATTGATCTGAAGTATCAAAATTACCTACGCGAGGGTCAATCGTTACTTCATTGAGCGGGTCTACTGACAATTTAGCACCTAGAAATGCACCGGTGGTTGATGCAAATTTAGGAAGCGGCTCAGGCTGGTAGTACATAGTGTCTCCCAACTGATTCGGCCGTGAATAGCCGAATACCTTAGCAATGCGCGCCATGGCGCCAGAAGCTATCGAGCCGGCTGTCGCGAATGGTCCAATAATAGGGACCATCCCCAGGCGGCTAAGTGAATCCTCAAAAGCTGATGCCACTCCAGATACCGAAACTGTACCTGCAACGGCCTGCTCTTCCTCTTTTTTCCCAGACATCATATTAACCTTGGTGCGCTTTCCCTCGAATTTTAATGTTACGGGGAGAGGGGTAATACTCTGATCTGTGGGAACTGAAAGCTCCACATTATCCATCCACGCAAAAACAGTGACTGAGACCTTGGCTTCTATCCCCGCTTCCGGGGTGTTACCTTGTCTCAGCGGATTGATTTGGTGTAAATGTACTCGCCCCATAGACGAAAAGTCTGTAATTTGGGAAACGGGTACACTCGCACCACCACTGTTGGAAAGCTTAAACATGCGTAAAGCATTGCGCGGGCAGATGAATGGGAGCTCCATCTCTACGGAACTCGAGGTTGATGGATCGATATATGTACTCTGACATTGTGACAAGTAATTAACTCGGCACTCATCAGAGTAAGTGGAACCGGATTGTGCATGATCGGACAGCACGTTCCACGAAACATTCTCGACATCTAGTGGCAAATAGCCAACAATTGCTCGCCCATAATAAAAAGGCGAGCCATTAATGACTATCTTAATTTTTAAATTTCCCCTCAAATAAGCATAGTGCTTCCACTTGTCGATCACTAGCGGATTCGTTAGAAAATCCGTCCAGGGATTGAAACTAGCGGTTAAAGGGGATGATGGTAGCCAATCATAAGTATGAATGCGCACCGGACGTGCCAAAAAAGAACCTAGGGTGACGTCACCGTCACCAGAAATTGCGTAGGTTTTATCTATAACAGTGGGCGCTTCTGCTTGGATTGACTGAGTGGCATCATTAAACGTCACCGTCTGCTCAACATGCGGAGCAGGAGTGGCGTCCACGTCGGCCATAATGGAAAAGTATGTGTTCTAGTAAGCTGAAGATAATGTAAGAGTAAATGTAGTTAACAGAGGTTAAAGTAATGATAAATAAATGTTGTGTTCAGGCTTACGGGGGAGAACCATAGCAACCCTCCATAATCTCGTCATAAGACTTGAAAGGGGAGGTGAGAAGCATTTCGGTCAAGTTAGCTGCATCAAGGATTTCCCTGAGAGCAACCATCTTTTCTTCAAACACTTCTCTGCCATGTTGAGCGAGTTCGTAATTAATGCTACGCGCTGACTCTAGGGCCTGCATCTCGACACCGATGGGGGATGTGTTGTTTAGCACAAGTGATCGCGCCATGCTTTCTAAAGCAAGGGGGGCGCAAAATACTTTGTACTCCTCATCCCACCGCCAGGTTCTGTGCAAGAACTCTTCTCCGTCGAACGGTACGAAGCTGCCAAATTCGGTTGACTTGGAAGCTGTCGTCGCTTTAATACCGAAGTAACCACAACCCATGCAAAAATTCTTCTGGGTGAACCACTTTGGTTTTGGTCCAGCCTTTGAGTCATCGCCATACACAATAAGGGCGACTAACTCATTGAAGTTCGCGGTTGGGTCATGGGCCTCTTTTAGCAAGTCAAATACTAATCGGTAGATAATGGATAAGCACAGTGAGTTAAACTCAGCTGTGGCAACCTGACCACTGATTTGCACATTCTTGCAAACAAGGATGTCGTTCTTGATGACAATGTGGGGCCAAAGACGATCGGTTAGGTAGGCGCGCAAAATGAGCTGCTCATCCTTGGTGTAGCCACACATGTCGGCCATACGCAAGATGATGGTCATCGCGCCTTGCTTAATCGAAAGCAACATCCGGGTGTCAAAGCCGCTAATATCGGCTCCAAATACCTGGAGTAGTACATCTAGCTCCTCGAACAATTTGCGGAGTTTACCCCAATCTTTTGAGGTCGGGTTTATCCCCACAGCACATTCGAATGCCTTAACATCCTGTCTCATTAGGTTCGTCAACGGTGCTAAGAACATGCGACCGATAACGACATCACTGATTGGAGTAGCGCAAAAAACACGGGGCGGTTTTATTGTGCCATCCTCTTGGCGAGGGCGGGCCTCAACCTTCAGTGAACCTTTGGCCATTGGGCAAGCAGTCACTCCCTTGGAGTAAATGTTAAGCACCTCCATAACGTGACCCAGGACATCATCATTAAGCATTCTCCCGTCAGGAGCCTGCTCAGTTGAGATGGGGTACATATGGTCGCTCTTCTTACCTTTCCAGCCAAAGCCCATAGAGGCTTTAGCGTTCATCTTGTAGAGGGTAGCAACCTCAGAATCACCAGCACACACGCTGGTAATATCTAAGGGCCTGGCCTCCCACTTGACGTTCGCTTTGGAAATCTTTTCCCAGAAATTCTCTACTGCTGCTTCAACTCTCTTCACGTGCATAACTGGACTAGACTGAAATGCCTTCTCCGCCCACTTATGATAGGGGGAGTAATAGCCCATAGGTGAATTTTCATCGGGGTGATCCCTGAAATCAGGAATGCCCCAGAGGTAATCACCATTGGCGTCCTTGGTTGGTACGCCAAGCTTGTCCGCAAAAGGAGCTGTCGGAAGGAAGGACATCTTCGGAGAGGTACTAAAGAACTGCATGTTCTTGATAGTTCCTGCATAGTCAATGTTGCCTGCCTGCCAGTTGAGAAAACTGCGCGAATCTGGTAAACCAAATATCGGCTCAACACCATCTATGTCAAAGGGTTGTATATCACCTTCGACAGCTAGTGGAGCGAGGACTCGGTTCTGCCTCAATGCGCAGATAGCAGATTCAATCTGGGAGCGGAGAAACGAGGTGGCGGCGCAGGTTGCGTCGCTTGACTTCATTGCTCCACCAAAATGGAAACCGGCTAATATAGTCGTATTCCCCTTCACCTGAACCAAAGGTATGCCGCACATACCACTCGCATGGTTTGGGTTAGAGTACATAATTGGGTGTTGTACTATGGTGTCCGTGTGGTCCACGGGGATAGGTTGTCCAAGATGGGACAACGTCTGCCTAACACCTGAAGGGAAGACTTGGTAAGCCGGGATGATTGCTGTACTCCATAGATTAGATACTGATCGTGCTTCCAACTCATTGGGAAGGTAACCAAGTAAATCTTTGGAAGTCAAACCTGCAACGTAAACGACGGTGATGTCATTACCAACATCAACAAAGTCACGTGCGGACATGTTGTTGTAGGTTAAACGGTTCACCAAAGTTGCGGTTTCCTCATTTGAGCTAATGTGGCGCTCTAAAATGATGGATTTTGACTCGGAAATCACGTGCGTGTTCACCAAAATAATCTCTGGGTTAATTGCTATTGCGTGGGCATTAACTGCAGTGCCGTCTTGCTTGACAGCCTGAATTGACCACACATGTTTGCGCAACTTGTTCAGAAGATGTTGAGTTGGTAAAGCACTATTATCTCCGCCTTGTACTTGCATAAGGGATGGACCTGACCACATTGTGTTGGGTTTGCCAGTCGGTTCCATACGGGCTGTATGGACATTCATCTCAGCTAAACGGCGAGTGAACTCCGACGGTGACAAATCTTTCCCTAATAAAGTGGTTTGGGCGGTGCCCTCCGGTGATAACTTTGTACGCATGTAGCGCAAAACAGCAAGACAGATGCTGGCGGATGCCGGAACTATCATTATCTTGATAAGGCAAGTTAAATACCATTGGACGTCGTTCGCCTGGTTCAAAAGAAGGGATCCACTTCGGCGCCGCTCGTATCTGTCCTGGTCGGTTTCATATCCACGAATCTGTATGAACAGATCAATGATTCCTACCTTTATCATAGATTTACCAAATTGGTACATACTACGGGTACGATCGTTAATAAATCGAGTGGATCGGGACATATAATACCAACCAGCAAGGGCCCAAATTGATCGGGCCGTCATCCAGAAGATAAGCGGGGCAAATAGAGAACAAATCATTGGGACAATGCCAAACACTATCCAACTGGAGGATATGGCGATTCGCAATGCGTCCCGTCTGACTGGGTGGCGCACGGCTCGTCGTAAATCGATGTTGGCGGCTTCATCTTCTCCCAAGAACTCATCATGGGTTTCGGGTGATTCCTGAGGATTGTCTCCTGCCTCGAAGTTAATAGGTAAATCGGGTACCAACCCGAGCTCCCTTCGTATTGCTTGAGCACCGTCTGGATCTTGACAGTCAAGACAGATTTCACTGTGTTTGTTATGGGGGCATGGTGCATTATCCCATCGCATTGTTACAGCTTTACCTATCTTGCATTTCTCATCCCAAGTTCGAATTCTGCTCTCAAGTAGGAGGAGGTAGTGTGGAAGACTGACCCATGGTCCGTCCTCGCGTATACACGGAACTCCGTCAACTAATTTGAACACATCCGATGTGTGGGGAAAAACAACTTCTCGTATCAAGAACTTAGAGGTGAGGGCTAAACCCTCTTCCTGGAGGCGCTTAACGTCAACTCCATTACCTTTCTTTGCGCGGTATTCATCATCTACTTTCACCTCAATCCAGTGGATTCTTCTATAAATCGCTTCTGGAAATTTTGAGACGTATTGAGCATTGATACCAAAGGTATTGGTTGAGCCAGTGACATAGTCGTTGAGATTGTAGGTTTTACCCTTCTCAGTCACATCGCTCTTGTTAACGACTTGTGGGTTGGAGTCGCCATAGTTAAGTAACATGCGAACGGAGGAGTTTTTGACATCGAGACGACCACCTTGTGGCTTTTCTATACCAATTTCATCAAAATGAATGATACGCGTCCCATTGGTTATGTTGTCATAAAACTCAACGTCGGGCATTAAATTAGCTACGGCGTGAGGCGAGAAAACCCGCCCTTTTACCTGCTCCATAGTCTGGTGAATGTGGTTCATAACCACAGTCTTACCAACACCAGGAGCCCCCACGCACAACAGAATGAAGGCGGGAAACTTATGATCTGCTTTGTCCTTGACTAGCATTTTAGCCTCAATCTTTTCGAGATCTTTCAGTGCCGAGTTGACGATGGATCGCTGTTGCGAATCAACATCTGGATGGGCTCTAATTTGCTGAACCACATCTCTACCAAGGGTTATGGCAGAAATCAACTTAGTTCTGTATTCTCGGTTATTAATCCAGTCTCCTTCGGAAGGGCCCGGTGTTACGTATGGCTCTTTAACTCTGAGTTCCGTTGCGGATCTCATAAAGCTTGCGTAAACTGAGTCACTATTAAAAAGATCAAAGTCAACCTTTCCTCGAGAGTACATAACGGCGGTGTGAATGCACGATTTAACTGCTCTAGTAACGGCGACTGCGAAAGAAACTTTGTCAGATCCATAGAGTCTAGCTGTATCGCGCTCGAAGAGACCGAGCTGCTTAGCGTTAAACTCCAACTTTAAACTGTGGAACATGGGTACGCACAGACATCCAGTAATAACAGTCCTCAACCACTTATGCGCGGGGGACTTAAGAAAACTAGATGTTGAATCAAGGATCCAATCGAGGGAATCAGAAATTTCCATGTAGGACTCGGACTTGAAACCAGCTATCTGCGGTACTCGCTTAATAAAGTCGGAAAAAATAGAGATCAAAGATCGCTGACTAATAGCGGAGGCGTACTGTAGAGTAGTAGTAACTAATCCGGTTACACCAGTTTGCTGACAAAGAGCTAGGAAGAAGAGGACCGCTCTTTCAATTCCTACTAGTGTTGTCCCGGGAATAGGACTAAAATAACTGAGAAGCTCATTGGTCACAACACTTATAAAGTATTGTTGAATGCGACCCATGGCTCCAGCTATGAAGGTATAGTCTATAGGGGTACGGTTGAAACGATTTCCAAGTTCTTGTCCGATAAATGATGCGGGTATTACCCTACGGCACATAACACCATAGATATTCCATAAGAAGTGGTAAAACAACCTCTCATAAAAGGTGAATCGGGATAGATACAAGTGAAAGCAAAATCTCAAGACGGTGCTCAAGGAATCACTTGGTTGGTAAATCATCTCCATGATTGCCACTCCTAAGCCAGAGTAACTGGAAAACTCTCGAGCTGTCTCTTCCACGATGGGTGAAATAAACACGTCGACGAAACGACGGTAGGATTCTTCGGAGACATCATGATAAGTCACGTAATTCTCGTAGAATTCTACGCCGAGTTTAGCCAATAAGCGTATGGCCCAGCAGATCAGTACCTCGTTGCGCATACCACCAGAAGGGTCTAATAGATCCAAGGTGAACGCAATGACGAAGTGACAGTATCTTGCCGGGACCTCACCATGGCGATTGTAATGCTCTATGATGAGGTGTAGTGGGGTGGCGATTAAAAAGAAAACGACGAAGTTTAGCTCACTCGGCTGCAGAGATGCAGAGCCGAGGCCAGTCAAATTCTTAATAAAATCAAGATTACAACTCCCGCTCGCGGTGGGCGGGTGAGGGATATTGGAATATATAGCGATAAAAACCAATACTGCATTGTAAACTGCGTGGGCGATAGTGCCTGAGATAAAACCCAGGGACCCACTAATGATGTGAAAACAAAGCGGTATGATACGCGATACTCCGGGGTTCAAAATAAACTCCACCATGGCATAATTAATTACGCCATACGGTCGTGATCGCTTTATAAACTCCTCAAAAAGAGGAGCCAGCACTATGGTAATAATGCATAAAAGGAACGTTGACTCTAAAGCTAATGCTACCTGATTTAGGAATGTAAAGCAAAAAGCTGGTGAGAGATAAATGAACACGCTCTCTTGAAGTCCAAACCTATTTAAAAAGTCCAGATTCGTGAGATACCAAGTTTTAACGAGATTATCGATGCTATCAAAAGAAGAGCAACGCCGTATATTGTGCTTGATATCTCCAAAGGTGTAGAGATTTCGAGTGCGTAAGTGGGGTCGGCTAGTCCGGTAGGGGTCCTTCCGGAATATGTCGGAGCGATCTGTTGTGCGTATCTGCTGACAAACGGTTGATAAGGTCGTTCGCCAGTGATACAAAGCATCACGTTCAGTTGCTAGCTGACGGGTCAAAGCCCGATTCTCTCTAACTAGAGAATCAAGGCCGAGCCACCGGGTCCTTCGAGCTTCGAAGGTTAGTGGGCGCGAGTCCACGCGCGGTTCAAAGCCATCAAAAGATGACCGTAAAATGGATGATTTTTGTCTGCAAGGCTCATTCTGCCTCTCTGTAATGGATCTGGGACCGTAACAGATTCGGGTCGTGCTCTTCGGTCAAAGCACGCCTATAGCACCCAATTGATCTAGAATTTTTATCCCCCTTGATCAGTAATGGTCGACCGCAACCACGGGAATCTACACACACTTTCCAATCACATATCATCTCGGGGGCGCGAGCGTAACACGTGTTGTGTATATATGTGTGTGACGGGTCATTTGTTTTATCTGCAATAAAGCAAAATGGACAGACCAGGCCCAATGATCATTAATCCAAGTACAACTATTGATCAAGTACTTAAATAGCTCTTTGCCAGTCAACTTCAATCTCTAAAATAAAGGCATCTACTGCCCCGGGCGCCAAAATGGATAGCCTGATGGGTGCTAGTTGATGTAAAATCCTCTCTCAAAGAGAAATCAGTATACTATTTCTATGCCATTAAACTCGCTTAAGAAATAGAGAAACGGCGAGTGTGTCGGGCTAACCTTACGGTGCCGTCATGCTAGGCTTGTATGTCATATAGACATGGACTCGTGCCAAAAAAGTCCTTTTTTATTTTAAATTAATAAATAGCTGGGTATCCCAGCTAGAAGGGCTACTTACTCCCCTTACCACGTGCGATACGTGCGAACGGGTCCGACACTAAGCGTGTCGGCTAAGATATTTAATATTTTACCAGCCAAATAAATAAATGCTGGGGTGGAGGGCTACTGACCCCCTCCAAAACTTACGATTAAGTTGAACGGGAATTTCGCTATGTGCGAAAAATTTTGTTGCTATGTTTAAAGACTAAGCAATTGTCCGTGTATTTGTTGTAGGTGTTTTCTTCACCAGTAGGAATCTATATTTTATTCATGCTGCGTAAACAGCATCCGTATGTCATATCATGATATCGTCTCATTAAAGTATAGGCAGGGTAACTGCCTAAACAATAAGAGTGATAACTATGAATATGCATCAGAGACTACATGTTGTCAACATGTGTCATGAAAACGACTTTATGATCGGTCGTTACAAATATAAACAAGATCTGACTCATCCTGATTCTCCGTAGGGGCGCTAAATTAGCGCTCCCTACG